ACTCAGTCCAGCAGCCAGACGGGTCTTGCCAATTAGTCTGGAATGCAAGTCCAGAGCAGCTATCTCAGTATACGGTTATTACGAACAAGCCAGAGGAAACGCAGGAGGATACGAACCTGTTTGTGTCATCAAACAAAACAGAGATAAGCCCTTGGCTGTGGTAGACGCAGAGTATTTCTTTAACCTATTAAGGAGTAAGTATGAGTAAAGTTTATCGCTTCATTTATGATTCTGAGTTTCAGGAAGACGAGCCTACAGAATATCCAGAGGCTTCTACTGTCAAGGTTCGTCACTACTTTGCAGACTTCACTGCATGGCCCAAGGTACTCTATGAATTCTGTAAGTTCCTAGAGACTTCTGGCTACAGTGGTGTGCTTGATCGTGTTGTCATCAAAGATCCTTACAACATGGAGAGTGATGGCTTGTTTGAGACTATCGGTCCCGGACAGTACATCGCCACTGCAGAGGTCTTAGACAACAAAGATGAGGACGCTAACTGATGACTGTTCACGCCATAATCCCAGACTGCCAAGTTAAGGACGGTGTTGATCTTAGTTATCTGACATGGGTAGGCAAGTATCTTGTAGAGAAGAAACCTGATGTGATTGTACAGATTGGGGACTTTGCAGATATGCCTAGCCTGTCTAGCTACGATGTCGGCAAGAAGTCCTTTGAAGGCAGACGGTACAAGACTGATATCGAAGTTACTAACAAAGCTATGGAGATGCTATTAGCACCTATTAAGGAACATAATGAACGAGCGAAGCGAAATAAAGAACGACAGTACAAACCCAGAATGGTCCTTACTCTCGGAAATCATGAAGAAAGAATTTCCAGAGCTGTCGAAGGAGACCCTAAACTGGATGGAACTATTAGTCTCAGCGACCTTAACTACGAATGTCATGGTTGGGAAGTTATACCGTTCCTTGAACCTATTGTTATTGATGGGGTTGTGTACGCTCATTATTTTACTTCTGGCGTTATGGGGCGTGCTGTAGCCTCTGCTGCTGCCTTGTTAGCTAAGAAGCATATGTCATCAGTGATGGGCCATGTGCAGAACAGACAGATATCGTACTCTAATCGGGCCGATGGTTCACAGATTACTGGCCTCTTTAGCGGCTGCTGCTACCTACATGACGAGGACTATCTAGGGTGTCAGGGTAACAAGTACTGGCGTGGTATCTGGATGCTACATGAGGTCACTAACGGTAGCTTCGATGAGATGCCTGTGTCTCTTAACTACTTAAGGAAAAAGTATGAGCATTGATAACGCAAGTCCTAATGATTGGTATGTTGCCTATCGTAATACCGAGAAAAAACAACCACAGACTCTAGGTGATTTGATTAAGGATAGGTTGATAGCAAACTCCTCAGCTTCTAGGCAGATTGGAGGAGATCACTACAAAGGTACTAGCATACAGTCTTGGGATGTGTTCCTTGATTGGGGCTTAGACCCTTGGGCCTGTAATGTCATCAAGTATGTGCAGCGTCATCGTAAGAAAGCAGGTAAGCAGGATCTTGAGAAGGCAAAGCACTACCTTGAATTTATGATAGACAACTACGACAAGATTGGTGATAAGTATTATGACGGGAACAATAAAGATAAACTGGGCTAGTGCTGATAAGGACTACAAGAAAGGGCAGAACTTAATCCGTGAAGGAGACTGGGCAAACGGGTTTAAACTGCACGAACTTCGGTCCTTACCAGATGCCTTCTGGAATGCTAATGCTAAATTTCCCGGAGTTAGGAATAACTTTCATAAGGCTGCTGTCTGGATGCCGGGACAGAACATCAAAGGGCGTAATGTAATAGTTTGGTCAGAGGCTGGTTGGGGAGACATGATTCAGTTCTCTCGCTTCATACCTATGATTAACCAACTTACAAACAATGTGTTCTGTGTCTATCCTGAAGAGATCATCCCACTTCTGCGTAGGCTGGACACCAAGTCAGGGTTTAGTAATAGATCTAGCGAGTGTCCTCCTTCGGTGTTTAGGATAAAGATGATGTCTATGCCTTACCTTCTGATGGAGCATGGTCTGTTACCTTCAGCGCCAACTGATCGGTGGTTTGGTGCAGAAGGTCTGTACCGTAACCCTGAGATAGTAGCACCTAAGCGTAGCAAGCCATTGGTAGGTATCTTTTATAATACTGATAACAAGTCTTGGAATATGACAGCAAAGCAGATTCCTAAAGAGGTAGTAGATAAGTTTGTGCTAAGACATCCTGAGTATGATTTTGTATCTCTGCAGATTGGAGAAGGGTTCTTAGATAGTTTTAAGTGGGTTGATACAGCAGACAAAATCCAGACACTAGATGCTGTTATATCTGTGGATTCTGCTATCGCCCACTGTTCTGCAAGTGTTGGTGTTAAGACTCTGAACCTTATAGGGGACGAGAGCATGGCCTGCTGGAGGTGGTATCCTGTTAGCGACAAGACTTATTGGTACGACAGTATGACTACAGTATGGTGGGATAACTACTCTGACTGGGATACAGGGCTAGAGAAGGCAGTTAGTTATCTTGATCCAGCAGCAAAAGTAGTTAGTAAAAAGCGTAGCAAACCTAAGAAAAGTGTGGTATAATTATGGCCTTAACATTAGAAGAGATAAAGGAGCGCATGAAAAGGTGGGATGAGTTAACACTCATAGAGGAGTTATCAATCCGTTCAGAGGATATAGTTGACAGGTTTGATGACATCATTGAAGATAACGCAGACAGGTTAGAGTCATTAGTTAATTGGGAAGATATATAATATGGATTACTATCAACAGTTTATTGCAAAGAGTCGTTACAGCAGGTTTCTACCTGAGAAGAATCGCCGTGAGCACTGGGAAGAATCAGTGGATCGGTACTTTACATTTATGTTTAATCACTTAGAAGAGAAGTACAAGTTCTCTCCTGATGATGAGTTACGCACAGAGCTTACCAGTGCTGTCAAGAACCTAGATGTTATGCCATCTATGAGGGCTATCATGACTGCAGGCAAGGCCCTAGACCGTGACAACACGGCTGGCTATAACTGCAGCTACCTACCTATCGATGACCCTAAAGCCTTTGACGAGGCTATGTACATCCTACTTTGTGGTACTGGTGTGGGCTTTTCTGTGGAGCATAAATATGTTAATCAATTACCTGAAGTTCCGGAGCAGTTGTTTGATAGTCAGACTACTATTGTGGTTGCGGACAGTAAAGAAGGATGGGCAAAGGCTCTTCGCCAACTCATTGCTCTTCTATACTCTGGGGAAGTGGCAAGATACGACCTTAGTAGAATTAGACCTGCTGGAGCCAGACTCAAAACTTTTGGTGGACGTGCCTCTGGACCCGGCCCTTTGGATGAACTTTTTAAGTTTACTACCGCCAAGTTCAGAGGAGCTGCTGGTCGCAAACTTACATCGATCGAATGTCATGATATTCTCTGCAAAATCGGGGAAGTTGTTGTTGTCGGTGGTGTACGAAGATCCGCAATGATTTCTTTGTCGGACCTTGAGGATGACCGTATGCGGTCTTGTAAATCAGGAAATTGGTGGGAACAAAATGGACACAGGGCACTCGCTAACAACTCAGCAGCTTACACTTCTAAACCAGATATTGGTCAGTTTCTCGCAGAATGGACAAGCCTATACAACAGTCATTCTGGAGAGCGAGGAATCTTCTCACGAGAGGCAAGTAAGAGTCAAGCTGCAAAGAACGGAAGACGTGATCAGAATTATGACTTCGGAACTAATCCCTGTAGCGAAATCATACTACGACCCTACCAGTTCTGTAACCTCACAGAAGTCGTTGTACGGGCCGAGGATACCGTTGCAGACTTGGCTAAGAAGGTACGTATCGCCACAATCTTAGGCACGTTCCAGAGCACTATGACGCACTTCCCTTACCTTCGTAAGGTGTGGCAGAAGAACACTGAAGAGGAGCGCCTCTTGGGTGTATCGTTAACTGGTATCTTAGATAATCCTTGGATGGGGAGGGTATGTGAAAGCACTACGCAATCTCTTGAATACTTACGGGATGTCTCCGTTAATACCAACAATGAGTTTGCAGCACGGTTGGGAGTTCCTGTGTCTGCTGCGATTACTTGTGTCAAACCTTCTGGCACTGTGTCTCAACTTGTTAATAGCGCCTCTGGTATTCATACTCGACATAGTAAGTATTATATTCGCCGTGTTCGTGGTGATAAGAAAGACCCGCTGACCCAGTTCTTGACAGACTCTGGTATCCCTACAGAGGACTGTGTCATGAGGCCAGACAACACAGCAGTCTTCTCATTCCCTGTGAAGGCTCCTGAGTCTTCTCGTACTCGTGAGGATCTGACAGCTATGCAGCACTTAGACCTATGGCTGATGTACCAGCGTCACTGGTGTGAGCACAAACCTTCAGTGACTATCTCTGTCAAGGAAGACGAGTGGATGGACGTAGGAGCGTGGGTGTGGAGGAACTTCGATGAGCTTAGTGGTATCTCATTCCTGCCTTGGGATGGAGGCTCTTATCGTCAAGCACCATACGAGGAGTGTACTAAAGAGCAGTACGAGGAGCTTCTGTCTAAGATGCCTACGGATATTGTGTGGGAGAATCTTAAGGAAGAGGATGACAACGTAGAGGGAGCGCAGACCCTAGCCTGCGTAGCGGGGCATTGTGAAATATGATGATCGAACTAAACTTTATCTGTGGTATTATGTGTGGAGCAGAGTATGTACAAGATCCTGATGAAGGAACAAACTACCTAGTAGTGGACTTCTTATTCATCAGAGTTCTCTTCAGTTGGGATTAAGTACAGCTCTCTCTCGTGCTTCCTGCGCTTAACTAGGCCGGGAAGCTCTTTACCACCTGCCTTGGTCCACGCGAGGAAAGCATCAGCAGCAGCTTCGTATTCGCCTCTGTTATGCTTCATCCTTATCGTGGATCTTTGCAGGTTTCCCAGCCCCACATTGAAGCTAAAGCTAACCAAGGCATCGAACCTACCTTGGGTAAGTCCTGTAGGGCATAGTCTAAGAACACCTCGCTCGAATGTAGCCAAGTCTTCTGCGAGGATTCTATCCACTTCAGCCATTGACAAAACTCTATCCCACCCATCAGGGATACTAAGTCCTTTGCGTTCATTGAATGGTGTCCTTATATGATGAGGATCAATAACGTGCCCAACGCCAACAGTCCACAGTAGAGCAGGACAGCGGTAGGGACGAAATCGTACTCCTTCATCTTTCTTAATCCCTTCTATACAGGCACTGCTTACTTTCACTTCTTGCCCCACTGACGAGAACCAAACCAGAAGGCAATGATTCCAGACAGTAAGGCCATCTCATCCTCAGAGAAGATGACATCAGTGGCTGCAATAAACTGATCTACGTCCATGCTACCTAGTCCACCACGCAGCAGGAAGTAAGTCAGTGCTATGTTAATCATCACTAACTCTAGGACAAAGATAAAGGTAACTGCTGGCCTTACGATGCCATTTAAGTTAACCACCCACGATGACGCACGAGCCATGATAGCCTTGTCGTGGTCTAAAGCGGCGCTCTGGCGGTCTGCATCGGTCTGCAGCGCAATCTGGTCTGTCCTGATCTCCTCGACCTTCTGCTGGGCTAAGAAGCCCCTCTCTGCAAGGGCTAGTTCACGCTCAGTCTGCATCTGTGCAAGCTTTATCTCCTGAGCCTTGTCAGCCTTGTCTTGGAAGAAGCTAAGAACCTGTGGTAAACCAGAGGCTAGGAAACCAACTGCTGAGGAAAGAAGGGATAACATAGGAACTCCTTAAGGCTTATAGCCCATGACGTAGGCAAAACTAACTAGGATGAAAGCAGCCATGAAACAGTACCACTTGAGCAGTGCAAGCTTCTTTATATCTCTACCAAACTCATCAGTTAAATCCTTGTTGTCCTTAAGGATTCTCTGCTGGATAACCTCTACCTCAGCCCAAGCAGCCTGACCATGCTTCTCGATTATGTCCTGCTTTAATTCGTCTTGTAGCTTCTTGATTTCGTATACTCCTCGCCACTCCTCGACAGCAGAGAAGACAGAAGTATCTGATGGTCTCTTCTTCTGCTTACGGCGGTAGGCATCTCTAGCTTGGATCTCAGACTTACCAAGGTCTTGAATGTCCTTAGTAACAGCCTCTATCTCCTTACCAACGGCTAAAGCTTCTCTAATGCCAGAGACAGCAGCCTTGGCAGCTTGTGTTACTGGTTCACTCATATTAAGGTAAAGTTTCTGCTTCGACTAAAGCTTCAGTTGCTAAGATATTTCTCATCAACAGTCTTGACTCAGGAGATAATCTTGGGAAAATTACACCCATAATCCCTTGCGCTCTTTCCTTGGGAATAGATTCCATAAATGTTACAAACTGCTGAGGGTTTGCTAAGAGTTGTGCCATTTCTGCGTCAATCTTAGTTAAGGCGTTTCCTTTAATCTTGGAGAACATTTTATTAACTATAGTCATAGTCTGATTAAATACAGTAGGAGGAGTTACAAACTCACCTTCTGTTAAACCAGCAGCTCTGGCTTTCCGGGCTAAGTTTCCTGCTTTGCTGGCTCGTTGTAGATCAGCATAGACTGCATTAATTGCCCCTACTTGCTTATTTGTCAACACATCTGAAAGCTGTTCATAACGAGGCCCGCCAGTAGCTCTTTGAATAGTAGTAGGAGCGTCTTGAACAGCTTGAGCAAAAGCCCCAACACGCTCTTTATCTCCAATAGCTGTTTGAAGTTTACTTTCTAAGAATTGACCAATCTTCATAACATTAATCTTTTTAGAATACTCAGAATACTGACTTAAGTAATTCTTCCAACTAACTCCACCAGCTTTCTCAATAGCATCGTCAATGACACTCTTTAAGCCAGTCTCTAGTCTAGCTAAGTTTCTTTTATCTGAAGTTTGACGAACCTTTGCAAATTGATTGATATCATCTGCAATCTCTTTACGGATTGTATACAGATTACGAGAATCAATAACACCATTAGGACTAACTAGGTCAGGTCTCAAAGCTGGGTCTAATTTAGCTCTTAATGAGGACAGAACATCTTGTGTTACGTCAGATGCCATATCTCCAGGGCTTCTTAGTATCTGGTCAATCCTTTGCACTACAGGATCTACTTTTAATGCATAGAAACCCTCATCTGCAAGGCTTTGAATCTGTGTTTTACGAAGAGCTACCTCTGCTTGCCTTTGAGCTAAAATGTTACCAGTTAACTTGGCAGCATCTATGGCTTCAGCAGCAGTTGTAGCAGCTACACTATATCGACCAGAGATAGCAGGAATACCAGCAGCAGCCATAGGAGCAAACGGCTGTTGAGCAATCCCTGCCTGCTGCGCTGCTAAAGTCTGTAGTTGTCCCTGCTGTTGTAAGGCATCAATCATACTAGCTTGACGAGAAGCTAACTCAGCTTCTAGGCGAGGACCAACAGTAGTACCAGCAATGTTAGCCTGTGCTAGAGCTTCTTCCCGCAGCGGACCAGTAACAGCAGTTCTTTCTGCCTGCATAGCGGCTAAAGCAGCCTCATCTTGCCCTATTGCTCGTATAGCAGCTAATCTAGCAGCTTCTTGTTCTGCTTCACGAGTAGCAAATAAGGCAGAACCGCCGCCTTCGCTGTCACCAGCCAGCCTTCGTTGCTGCGCTGCCAAAGCAGTTGCGCCGGGAATATCTGCAATAGCTTCTCCAACAGTAGGCATAGAACCCGGAACAAGAGGACGTACATTACGAACTGCATCAACAACCTTCTCTACATCGTCCCCAGAAAGCTTAGTTAAAATATCCTGTAAAGCTTCTTTCCGTCCAGATTCTGTTAATGGCTTCCTTAAATCCTTTGCAAAGTTAATTACTTTACCGCCTGCAGTAAGCCCAAGATCAGCTAGGACACCCGTTACGGCTCCTAAACCTACCTGTTCAATCTTAGACTCGATAAACTCAGCAGTATCTCCTGCGTCTTTAATATCAAATGTTGGCTGTAGTGCTCCAGAGACAGCACCTGCAGTAGCTACTTGTCCCAAACGACCGCCCCTAGTTACTAACTGTGCAGCACGAATAGGAGCTATTACATTGACAGGACTGACTATGCCGCCTAAAAGCCGACTACCTTCAAACCCAGTGTCGCCTCTCTGCCTACGGGCTTCTTGATATAAAGCCTCTTCTTTAGCTACGTTCTTGCGCTGCTCATCAGACACTAACTGCCGTACAGCAGCAATAGGATCGTATACCGCCCCGCGCAAGAAACCACTTACTGATGCATCTCCTGCTGAAGAAACACCTGTGTAAGGCACACCAGAAGCCATAGCTTCAGCCGAAGCATCATATGTCTCAGTTGTTGGTGCTGTAAAGTCAGGCTTTGCTCTTTGAGCGTATAACCGCTTTGCTTGTGCTAATACTTCTTCTTGTGAAGCTCCTGCAGGGCCTTCTAATCTAATTACAGAACCATCTGGAGCTTGTACTTTATATTCAGCCATATTAGTCCTTAAGGAAGTATTTTCCAATCACCAGTTTGACCACCAGTTCCTGTTTCTTTGGGGGTTTCACGAGGAGATTCTAGAACAAACTTAGTTCCTTTGTATCCAGAAAGAGTACCGTTTTCTTCGTAGAAACGAGATGCTTCTACTTTAGCAGCTAATGAGGCTTTAATTTGCTTTTTAAGTTCACGGATACGGGATAGGTTATCTTCTTGAGAGGCTGCTGGGTTATAAGCCCGTGCAAGCAGTTCAGCACCTTCTTTCTGGGCAAACTGACCACCAAGAATAGAACGTAAGTTACTCTGAATAACACCGCCAGCTAAGTCTTTTACTCGTTGCGCTGCTGGATTAACATAAGCAAGTGTTCCTGTTGTATCAGCAACACCAACTAAACGACCTGTGATGTTCTTACCAGAAGCTAACTCTGTTTCAACCTTATCTAAATCTTCTAAAATTTTATTTACAGTAGAAGCCCCGCCAGCGGTAACAAACGAATTATACTCAACAGCAAACTTAGAATCTACTGCTTTTTGAGCAGGTGTTAAGGATAATAGTTTACTTTCTTTAGCAGCCTGTGCGTTAAGTCTAGCTGTATTAGCCTGTATTTGAGCAAGTTCTGCTTTTGCTCTTTGCTCTGCTGTAATCTTATCGCCTTTAATTTCATAATAACGATTAATTAAAGTTTGCTTTCTAGGATCATCGTCAGGTAGCTTACGAGCATCTTCAATCATTAACTCTGGATTGTTCTTATATCGAGCATCAAGAGCTGCTTCTTGTTGTAATCTTAAATTTTCCTCTGCACGAATATCACTAGCTGCGGCTCTCTTTTCAATAGCAGATTCTTTAGCGTATCTAGCAGCTTCTTGAGCAGTCATTAAAGATTCTTTAGCATATCCTTTACTAGCTAAATCAGATGAAATCTTCTTTAAAACAGCAGCGTCTGTTAAGTCTTGTCCTTGATACTGAGTTAGAATACTTTGGATATCAGTAGCCTTCCTAAGCATAGGGTCTGATTGCTGAGGAAACAAACCCTGCACAGCAGCTTGAGATGCTACATCACCAAACCTTAAGCCTGCTTGGTATAAAGGAGCAAACACACCAAATTGACTACCTTGCTGTGCAATCATTTGATTACGAGCAGCTAGTTGTTGCTGTGCTTGTTGCTGCCTAGCAAGCATAACCTCTTCAGGCGAAGGTCCAAATAAAGATTGAATTGCCATATTATTTTCCTTTATTAAGGCGAAGGAGTTCCGTAGTAACCACCCGCAGTATCTATATCAGGATTGTAAGCAAAACCACTTCCGCTAGTTCCTGTGTATGGAAGCCCTGTTCTGCCTCCGCCTGTTCCATATAATCGATCAAATAACTGTTGCTGTTGCCTCTGTTGTAAGTAGTTCTGCCCAAAGCCAGAAATATTCTGTGCCATCAATGACGGACCAACTAATGAACCCTGTAGCTGAGTCTGTGCAGCGCCTAAGCCGCCTGTTAACAACGATTGACCAACATTAGCACCAGCAGTAGCAGTACGACCACCAAGTTGAGCACCGATATCAAGAGGCTGTAGTGCAGCTTGCTCAAGCAACTGAGATACTCCAAACTGTTGCTGGAATGGAGCCAATGCCTGAGTCTGTAATCCGTACTGAGTTCCGAAGAGACCAGCACCTGTACCAAACAAACCAGCACCGAAGCCAATACGTTGTTGAGCAGCTTGATCAGCCGCCGCAGCTAGTTGTAAGTCTTGTGTGCGTCTTGCGCCAGCTAATGCAGCCAACTCAGGTTGTCCTTGAGTACCGATGTTAAGACCAGCACGACCACGACCAAAGACAGACGAGGCTAATCTCTGTTCTTCTTGTTGACGAATAGGATCAAGAAGTGCTTGCTGTTCTGCTATATATTTCTGTCGAGCTTGCTCTGGGGATTGTGCTAGATACTGAGCACCTAGTCCAAAGAGGCCCTGACCAGCAGTGCCTAAAGGAGCACCAGTAAGCTGAGCCTGTTCAGCTTGTCCTAAGCTTGTGCCGTATAGAGCAGATAACCTATCTTGTAGTGCTTGTATCTCTGGAGATGCTGCGTAACCTGCACTCTCTAATCTTCCTTCAGGACCAAACCCAAAGGTAGAAGTACCAAACCTAGTAGACATTCCTACTGGTCTGAACCTCTGCTCTTCAGCAGCTATTTGGGCTGCTTGTAGTTGAGCATTAGCAGATGTCTGTGCTGCTTTTTGAGCAGATCTACCTGCCATCGAGGACCCGATCAGTCCAGCGCCTGCTCCAATAAGTGCTGCTTCAATACCCATGTTTATCTCCAGATGTAAATATCATACTTATTTCCGTCAGTTCCTGTTGTTGAATATAGATAAGAAAAATCAAACATCCTTAAGAATTTCTCATGTTTCTTATCTTCTGGAGTGTGAAGAGCATACAACTCTTTACCACACTCTTTTGTTAATCTAGTAAACCAATTCTTTAAATTTTGTTTTACTTCTTTAGACCACTTTGATAATATATCGCAGTGTATAAATAAATTACCATCTAAATCTTCTAAGTACAACACAAACTGTTTGTTCTGTATTACTGGTACTTTCATCAGGTCTTCATAATATAGCAAAGAGCATAGTACGGTGGCAGGTTAGCGCCTGTAGCTGAAGAGCCTGTAGAGGCTGTGGTTCCTGAAGCAGACACAGTGTGTGAGTGAGAACCCTTCTCGTCAGTACCTCTACTATCTGTTAAGTTTGTCGAGTTAGTAAAAGCACTATTCTGACTGGTATCAATAGATACGGCCTCACGAGGACCAGAAGACGCACCACCTTTAGGATAGTTGTGGAAGTGTAAACCATCCGTGTTTGTAGTTCCTGACACAGATACAGTGTGCGTGTGGGCTACAGTAATAGCATTAGCAGAACCACCAGTATCGGCTACTGCATAGCTATTACCAGCACCAACAATAAACTTATCACGAAGGTCTGGAGTAGAGTTAGATCCGTTACAGAGAACCCAGCCAGTAGGAATAGTAGCTACAGAACCAGACCATAGAATAATACCGCCACTAGGGAAGGCAGAGGTTATCGCAGTAGTGACAAAGGCTGTAGTAGCTATCTGAGTAGTGTTTGTACCAGCATTAGCCGTAGGCGCTGAAGGGCTTCCTGTGAATGTAGGACCAGCCGTGTCTGCCTTAGAAGTGATGGCAGAGGCTATAGCCGTTAACTCGACATCGATCTCAGTACCTTTAATAATCTTACCTGAGTTGCCACTAGGAAGCGCATCCTTGGCGGTAAAGTTTGTAGCCTTGATATAATTACTCATACTGTTTTTCCTTGTTTAATATATATGTCAATCCGCTGAATGGACAAAGGATTACCGTTGATCTCAGCCTCTAAACCTACCTGCATAATTGGTCCCTTACCGCCTACATGGGACTTGAACTTGTCCAGTACAATTCCGTCAGAGTACTCAGCAATATTATATTCACCTATATTATACTCGTAAGCTACCGCCGTGTCAAGTCTTTTCGTAACAGCAGAGTAATTTTCGTTATAATCAAAGCCCCACTTGATGGCTATCTCTTGGCTAGAACCACCAATGAGAACCATTCCTATTTGCTTTAGGATCTTTTCCTTGGTAGGGGTATCAAAGTCAAAGTAGTTAGTAAAGTACTTAAACCGATAGGTAGTCGTATTGTCCAAGTGTCCAAAGTACTTGCCTACATAGCCAGCCTTGCCTATTAGTAAGTCCTTAGCCGCAGTGACACAGAACGCTTTAGGCTCTATGTTGGTCCAGATAGTAGCCCTAGCTGACCCATCCTGCAGTGGTGCTCTCATGTCAAAGCAGTACACCCACTTAGTAGTAGGCAGAGCCAACAAGTAGAAGGCATCCCTGTCATAATAGATAGACTTGATCTGGATGGCTGTCTCAGAGTTAACATTATCAATCAAGTCATCTCGTACATTCTTGGAGATATCCCGCATAGGTAAGGACTTCTCTTGGATAACCCGCTGAAGGCTACGAACCCCAGAGTCAGACAAGAAGATAATATCTGTACCAGTATTCTGGATAGAGTCTCTAGCGATACAACCCACGTTAGGGATGAAGTCTGCTAGGTATAGCTGGGTAACATCGATAGGACTACCATAGATAGCTATGTTGTTTCTACCAAAGATAATCAAAAATCCGTTATGAGCAGCTAAGCCTATGATCTGGTCATTGTTTGGGAACACAGCATTGATTGACAAGGAGCCTGAGTCACCA